AAAAGCAGTATTTTGCTTTTGCATCGTATCCATCATATTTGTCTCCGCAGGGTCAATAGCAATACCAGAGTTGATTTCAGACTGCATCTGTTTATCAATTTCTTTGAAATCTTTTTCTTTTTGACCTAGAATGTTACGGCGAACATACTCAACAGAGAAATACTTTCCAACAAAAGGATCCATTTGAGTAACTGCCAACATTCTCTGGTTCATCATTTCAATTTGTTTCAATTCGTTGAAATGATTATCAAAGAGATAGTCGTACTGAATATGCTCTTTCATATCATCCCAGTCTTCTGGTGAGATGATACCCTTGAGGATTAGTTGGGTCTTGAGAACATCGTGGAATAGTTCTGAGAATCTCTTGCGGAGACGACCGATGAACTTAGTAAACTTGAGTTCATCCCTGAGAACCTCTGTGGTCTTACCAAGATTAAACCCTTTGTTGTCATCCGTAAGGCGGGAAGGTGGTAAGTTGAGTGAGTTGTAAAGTTTCTTTTTGAAATACTCAACATCCTTGAGTTCACCAAGGTTTTGACCGCCTGGAAGTGTAGTGATTTCAGTTCCTCTACCACCTTCACGGCGAGGGAGCCAGAAATCTTCAAGCATAGACATATGCTTTTTATCATCACGCATCTCTCCTGTGTTAGCATCATATACAAGTTTGTTTCTGTAACGAGACATTACATCGCGGAGATATTGCTCTGCCTTTACCTTAGGAAGATTGCCAACATCAATATAGAAAATTCTACGTTCTGGTGCTCGTGATAGTCTATAGATAACAAGACTATCTTCAATCATGCGAAGTTGATTGAGAGACTTGATTGCTTTGTGAAGAAAACCAAGAACCATTCTCTTGTTTAGATCTTGGAGACCTGAAGGAACAAAGGTGATTGAATCGGTTGCCATCTTCACTCCTTGTGAAAGTGACATATCACCAACTGGTCCTAGTACACCACCTTGATAAAATCCTTTTGGATTGTAGAGATAATAATCAACAAACGTTCCATATTCATACTCAAGTGCTGTGCCCTTGATTGCTGCACGGGATAGAGCATCTTTTGGAGTATTGTCAATTTTCTGACGGACCTTCTTGATCTTCATCGGATCAATATAACGAAGTTCCGTAATACCTTTCTTTGGATTATCTAAATCTATAACTTTATGGTAGAATAGTCTGCCATCAATATACCAAGTTCTAACAATCTCATGTGCGCGATTGTCAAAATTCAACAGACGTTTGATGTATTCAAACTCATTACGAATTTTGTTTTTTACACCAGCACCAACATCTAGATTATCTAAGTTGATTTCAACTGGAGTATCATGTGCGTCACTAACAATAAATTCATTTACAACTTCATCAATAGCACTATCCACTTCTGGATGTAATGCCATATCACGATAACGACGGATCATCTCAAACTCGTTGCGAGCTTGATTATCCGTCTCAACATATGTTCCGTAATACCCACCAGCAGCAACTGCGATAGGTTCATCAGCAGAAGGAGGCACAGGGGACTGACCCTTCTGCGCCTCCTTTCTATTGATTTGGAAGCCAAATAACTGACTCATGATTATCTATTCAACTGTATGCTTCCAACTATTTATTAGACTACTGGAATGCTAGAAACTTCGCCTCTAGCTCCATTAGGTGCTTCCGCTGTGAAGTACGAATACTGCCACTCAACTGTAAATTCTTCAATCTGATCGTTGCTATCATAAGCAAGATCAATCTGAGAAACGTTAGTTGGGAAGCAATGACGTAGCACATATCTTCTTAGGATAGCGCCTTCTTCACTAGAATCTTTCTCAAGTTGATCAACTTGAAGATCCGCCATATAACCCTCTGAGTTGTTTGGAACAAATAGAGGAGCGGTGTTGCCTTCATGAGTGTTGATGCTGTTTGCCCACTCTTCAAAATATGTACGAAGTTTGAAGTCCTTATCGTTGAAGAATGTAGCAGTCCAGGTATCAAAAGTACGATCACCTGCGATCTTTACTGTTCTTCCACGGAAAGGAACTTCAATAACACCTAGGTTAGAACCAGGAAGTGCTGCTGACTTACAAAGTAAATTTGTAAGATTGATGTCCTTTCCACCGCTGATCTGAGAAGGGAATTGAATATTGATCAGGAACATGTTGGGCTTCACGCCCTGACCAATAGTGCTTAGAAACTGACTTACGTTTGACGATGCCATTTGTTTTTACCTCTGTGATGTTTTTTCTCTATTACTAATTATCTACCGATTACTTCAGCAAACGAGACGCCCGTTCTAGTTGCCGTTACGGTAACAGTTACGAAGTTGATTGAGCGAGTTGGTTTGAGGTAGAGTTCAGCAACAAATTCATTTCTATCAATAACTTCAGGTGTATTGTTGCTTTCGTCACAAACAACTAAGAAGTCAGTTAGACCTCTACGTGATTGAATTTCGGAAAGATATGATCCGATTGAAGCAGCGAATCCACTACGAGTTGTAGTATCATTCTGCTCAAATAGTACACCTTCAGCGAGTGCCTTTGCTCTCTTTTCTACATTCAGGAACAAACGACGAACGTTGATTCTGTCAAATGCAGAAGGTGAAGCAAGACCAGTCTTATCTCCAAATAGAACAGGACCCGAACCAGGGAATGAAACGATTGGGTTGATTCTTGCTGTATAGAGATCATCTCTCTGTGCTTTGTTTGGATTGAAAGCAAGCTTTACAACATTCTGAAGACCACCACGATTTAGACCAGCAGGAGAGAACCAGTCATCTAGAAGAGCAGAAGTTGAAACACATACACCAGCAACATCTCCGTTGCAACCGACATAACGATACTTATCGTTGAAGCGATCGTAGGTGTACTTGATACCACTATCTAGAACAACATATGAGCTAGATGGAATGTTCTCAAAGAAATCAATTGTTCTAGCTAGTTGCTCGTTTGGAGTTAGTGCAGATCCACCTGAAGTTGCAACTTGGTTGCCAACATAAGGTGAGATGAAAGCAATACAATCTTTTCTGGTATTAGCAATAGTAGCAACTGCTTGTGCCTTTGCGATTGTATCTACTTCGTTGCCCATAGATCCGCCCATGAGAACAAAATCAACTTCAGTTGATTCTGTATCTAGGAATTCATCATATGCTGCCTGAATTTCTCCAGCAGTATATGCGTAATCATCAACACCACCAGATAGAGCACCACCTGCGGTAGGACGAATTCTTGCAAGAGAAACAGGAGCACCTGCAGTAGCACCATATGATGCTGCAGTAGAACCAGGATCTGCACCAATAGTTGTCACTTCTGCAGAAGTGAGGGCGGATCCAGCATAAACATATGCTGAGAATTCGTTTACGTAATCTTTCCAATAAGTGGAATTACCTTCTGGTGATTTAGCATCAGTTAGTTTTGAAAGATATGTTAGTCTCTCAAGAATAGTGTTTGTGCTTTCGTCAACGATAGCGACATGAACTTCGTCATTTGAGATATAACGTTCTGCTGCAAAAGCAGAAGTACCAGGACGAGGACCGATTGCCTTATAAGTTAGACCAGTTGAAGCAATTGGTTGTGAGTTATAATCCCAAGCAACTACTGTATCAGTACCAGCTGGATCTGGAGTGCCAGATCCTACAACAGCAATCTTAGTGGTGCTGATAACTTCTACTACTTCATAACTACCGTTATCTGCGGTGTATGTGCCTCCAACAGATAGACCATGAGCAGATGATGTGGTAATAACCCAATCTGCGCCACGGTCAACGATTACAACACGTAGGTTGTTGCCGTCTGCACCAGCGTAACGAGCAGCAAACTTCTCAGAAGTTACGCCTGCGTCAAATGCATCTCTATCTGCAATCAGAACACCAGTTCCAGATTTTGTTGCATTCTTTACACCAGTTGCAGCACGTACAACTGCTAGTTGTCCGCCGTAACGAAGGAACTCGGAAGCAACCAACCAATCAGCAGCATTTGCCTCAGCTGGTGTACCGAAAGTATCAATCAGTTCTCTCTCGGAACCGATTGGTGTAATTTTGCCTACTGGTCCAGTACGGAATGAGGAAGCAATTGCACCGACAATTGCCTGTGCCCCTACAACTACCGCATTGGACAAATCACTCTCTCTAATAACAACACCAGGCGAGACTTGACTTGCCATGTTTTTACCTCTTAGATATCAAATTTATCTAAATCTATTTAGATTTTCCTATCTCTCAAGAAGGGAAACTGTGCATGAACTACCAATCTGGATATCCCCAATCAGCAAATGGATCTCTCTTCTTCCTAGTATCCATCACTCTTTTCACAGTACAGTCCTTACATTCGTATGAATATGCTGACGGAAGATATTTTTTATGTTTTCTAATGACATAGTATTCTGTGAGAAGATCTTTCACTTCTCCACAAACTCTACACTTCCTATCTTTGAATAGTAGATGCTCAAGTGAAAACTGATCTCCTAAGTCCATTAGTAATTCCACATATAACTTACTTCTTCTTGTGTATTTCCATATTCCCAGAGTGATCCATCTGCGTCAACGAAGGTATCATCACCCAAACCATCATCAATAAACCCAAAAGGAGCCATATCTTGTTCAATCTGATTTCGTTGTTCCTCATAGATACGTCTCCTAACGTCTTGATCCGTCATCTCTTTGAAGTACTCTTGCATGACTAACCATGCAAAGAGAACCATACACATTACAAGGTCATCATGGTATCCTTCATCTGCTTCCCATGCTTGTTTTTTCTGAACAAATGTGGTAAGCTCTTGGAAGATTTGGAAGTCGTTGAAGATCAACTTGTCTTCCTCAATAATTGCTTTGAGGTTAGCGCAACCAATCTTCTTCACAGTCACGCTCATCTTGACGCCAAGTTGTGTCTTGTTACCAGAGAAACCCTGACCTACGATTTGACCAGCACGGCCTCGCATCGCACACATTAATACGTTAGGATATTCAAGATCATAGTTTAGAGTTGCTGCGATACTGTCTCCGATGTCATTTACCTCAACGAGAACATATGGCATGTTATATTGTTTTGCTACCTGGAAGATTACAGAGGGAAACAGTACAGGTTTAATCTCATTATTTCTGTACTTCGCAACGATCTTATACGGCATCGTGGTGATATCAAACACGATAAAAGCAGAGTAGTCGCCACCAATTCCCCTGGCAACATCAACAGTAATAATGTATTCGTGATTCTCTTCTGCTCTCTCGTAAATGTCAAGTCCTGCATTTGAAGCAATCGGGTCAGCGAATGGTATAGTTTGTAGTTTTGATGGACTGATAAGTGTATCAGCAGATCCAAGGAAGTCGCATTCAAATTCCTGTGCGAACTGTCTTGGAGATGTGTTCTTGATTGTCTCTTCTTTCCACTTGGCATCTCTTCCAGGAACCTGCGACCAATGTACTTCGTTTGTGACATATCCATTCTTTCCACGCCTTGCATCCTCCCACATCTTGTAGAAGTGGTTCATGCCATTAGGCGTTGAGATGATAATTACTTTCGTGCTTTTACCAGAAGTAATAGTAGGATACACAGAGGCAAAGAATTGCTCTGCAACATGGTTGGGAACGAACGCAAATTCATCAAGGAAGAGGATGTTGAACGACATACCTCGGACAGCACTTGCAGACGTAGAAGCAGCCAAAATCTTTGATCCATTTTCTAACTCCACATTACCTTTGTTCCAGACAAGAACACCATGCTGCATCCACTTTGGTAGATTTTCATAAGCAAGTTGTAGTCTGCTGAGAAGTTCTCTTGCTGTTGATGCCTTGTTAGCAAGAATACCAATATTGACGCTATCATAGAAGATAGCATAGTATAATAGGTAAGCAACCACCGTAGTTGATTTACCAGTCTGGCGTGGTAGCTTTGCGATGTTGAACCTGTTTGCGTGGAAGTCTTCCAGAATTTTCTTCTGGAAATCATACATCTCAAATGGCACAAGACCTTCATCCAGAGAGATGATCTTGATATAGTTCATAGCAAAATAGACTGGATCATTTTTACATTTGATCCACTCGTCAATTTGCTTCTTCGTAAAATTTATTGGGGTTCCTGCTTTCTTTAGATTAGGATTACCCAAATATACATCATTACTTGCCACTACAAAACTAGTCCACTACTGCGTATTTAGTCTTTGGGAAAGTCTTCTCCTAGTTCTGTCAATCTTTTCTCCCATGTGACCCCACCTTCTTTGCCTCTACATGGGTTGATGCAATTATCATCTCCAAATTTATTACACACCAAACCTGCTAGGTCTAGTTCGTTACCCAACTTATTGGTGCCAGTCCAGTAGTGCTGTCCGTCAATCCATGTGGCGCCACACTTCTGGCAAGTTTTCGTGTTCATTTTTTATACTCCTTGAGGAACTTTTCAAAGTTGGTTGTATCTCTCACAAGTTGCCTCTTGAGTTTCCAACCCATCCATTTCATCTGAAGTCTGACAAATGCATAACGCACTTGTAGATCAGCGAAAGCAAAGAGTTTCATGGTTTCCTCGTATCCAGCGTATGCGATTAGCACACCAACGAACACTAGAATAAAATATACACCGTACATATGTAACTCTCTGCTACACAATATTATAGAGCTATGTAGCAAAAAATAGTGTTACAATAGGCTACGATTTTATAAGTATTGCTTTACAATAT